GAAGATAATCCGGCCTTTCAAGCTATTAACAAAGACTACTCAGAAATCATGAAAAAAATGGGACTAGCTAAGTAATAATATGCCATCATTCTCGCAGAAGTTTATTGGAGTAACGCTTCCTATTAGGATGGGACAAACAGGAATGTTTGACCAATCCGTAACTATTATTCAGCAAACACGGTCAAATTTAAAAAATTTAATTTTGACTAAAAAAGGAGAACGTCTAGCACAACCAAATTTAGGATGTGATATATGGAAAATTTTGTTTGACCAAATCACACCAGAAACCATAGACAGAGCGAGAATATCTGTAGTTGAAGCGGTGGAAGAATTTTTACCGTATATAGAAATTACTGATATTTCTGTAGAACAAATATCTGATAGTAACTTAATTAATATTAAAGTAACATATCGTTTTAGAAGTAATCCTATGGTATCTGATACTATAACATTAAATCAAAACTTGACATCAACATCAACACCTGATAAAATGTTTACAAGAAATGCAGATACTGAAGGTAGAACTATTCGCGGAACCGCAAGAGGTAAGACGAATATACCAACAAGTTTGTAAGTTAAAATTATTTGGAGTAATAAATGGCAACAAACCAATCAGTAAATATACAGCCAAGACCAAACGTCAAACAAATAAACTATATTACAAAGACGTTTACGGACTTTCGGCAAAATTTAATAGAATTTACAAAATCATATTATCCAAATACTTATTCGGATTTCAATGAAACATCTCCTGGTATGATGTTTATTGAAATGGCCGCATATGTAGGTGATGTGTTGTCATTTTATATTGATAATCAATTCAAAGAGAACTTATTACAATACGCAGAGCAACCAGAAAATATTATATCTATTGCACAATTTTTAGGATACAAACCAAAACTAACTTCCCCAGCGACAACTACGGCAACAATATATCAATTAGTCCCCGCAGTATTATCAGGTAATGTATGGATTCCTGACTCAAAGTATTTATTGAAAATTCAAGCAGGAAGTACATTTTCTACAAGTCAAACGCCACCAATAGATTTTAGACTTATTGAAGATGTGGATTTCTCAACCATAACAGAAAATGAATACTTAATTAATAGTACTGATATAAGTGGAAATCCTACTGTGTTTTTAGCACAAAAGCAAGCAAAACTAATTGCTAGTTCCAGAAAAACTACAACTTTTAATTTCGGAAGTCCAACAAAATTTACAACTATAACCTTACCAGACGAAAACATTATTAGTATAGATAATGTTGTAGATAGTAACAATAATAAATGGTATGAAGTTGAATATTTAGCACAAGATGTCATTACAGAAGATATTACTCCTGTTGTAAACGATGAGAATGGACAATTACCATCTGCTGCACTAAGACTTAGAAAAGTACCGAGAAGATTCGTGACGAGAATTGACAGAAACTTTAAAACACAGTTGGTGTTTGGTTCTGGAACTGATAACGAAGGTTCTTTTGATTTGGTATTGGATTCACGACAAGTAGCTAACGCTCAGTACGGAAATATTATTGAAAATAATTTAGGAAATGTAGCTGTAAATAATATAAATTTCTTAGATTCAAATGCATACGGAATTGCACCAGCAAACATTACACTAACTATTGATTATTCTATAGGTGGTGGTGTAAATACAAATACACCATCAAACACAATCAATAGAGTAACAAGTTTAACCACATTTAACGACACCTCAGCATACACAGCAACAGAATTAAATGCATTTACAAACGCAGTGTCTAGTGTCACGGTCATAAATACTCTTCCCGCAACTGGTGGAGCAGACGGTGAACCATTAGATGAAATAAAAGAAAACGCTCTAGCATATTTTAACGCACAAAATAGAGTTGTTACTACGGAAGATTATGTTGTTAGAACATACTCTATGCCAGCAAAATTTGGTAGAATAGCTAAAGCGTATGCAATAAGAGATGAACAAATTAATAGAATACAATCTATAACCGATACAACTTATGTAGAAAATCCAGTACGACCTAACGCAATAAATTTATATACATTAGGATATGATATATCAGGTAAACTAACCACCTTAAACAGTATTACAAAACAAAATTTAGCTAGGTATCTAGACCAGTATAGAATGCTAACAGATGACATAAATATATTGGACGCGTTTATTATAAACATCGGAGTAAACTTCAATATTTCAGTATTACCAAACTATAATCTGTTGGATGTCGTTACCAGAAGTATAGGAGCTGTACAAGATTTTTTTGAAGTCAGTAAATGGAACATCGGACAACCAATTATCATAGCTGATTTAATATCACAAATAAACATGATAGAAGGTGTAAGAATAGTTAGAGATTTACAAATATTTAACAAATATCAATTTAAAGATGGAGTGGGATATCAAAACTATAGATATGATATAGATGAAGCAACGGTAGATGGGGTTATTTACACAAGTTTAGACCCAAGTATTTTTGAATTAAAATACCCACAAACAGATATTATAGGAAACGCATCACAATGAAAAAATTCCTAACAGCAAGTAAAGACACTACATTATACCAAGCATATCCTAGAATTAATGCTGGTTTAGATGAAATTTTAGAAATAGGTAAAGTCATAGATACGTCCGAAATCGGTTCGGGGTCAAGTGCATACTTGACTGGTTCTGCACGTACTTTAATTTATTTTGACTTACCAACTACTGCAAGTGTATTTTCTGGTTCAAGCTATTATTTAAATTTAAAACTTGCAAACGCACAAAAGGTAAAAAGAAACCAACAAATATTGGTGTACAAAGTTTCACAATCGTGGGACGAGGGTAGTGGATATTTATATCAAACACCAAATAATGTGAATGACGGTGCAACATGGCAACAAGTTACAAGTGCAGTATCCTGGAGTAATCAAGGTGGAGATTTCCTAACAGCATCGGTAAGTCAAAGTACAGTACTATCAGAGTATCCACTACAAGATTTACGAATTGATGTTACAAATATTCTACAACCTATTGTCAGTCAGTCTTTACAAAATACATTTTACGGATTGGCTATACAGTTCCCTTCTACTGATGAAAACGATAATAATAATGAAGGTGTTATCAAAATATTTTCTACACAAACACACACTATATATCAACCAACGTTAGAAATTACGTGGGACAATCAACAATTTGTCACTGGTAGTTTACTACCTATACCATCTCTAGATGTAAAGATAGTACCAAGTAACTTAAAAGAAAATTATACTAAAGGTGATATTACACGTATCTCATTAGTAGTTAGAGATATGTTCCCACTAAAATCATTTGATAGTACATTAAGATATAAAAACAAGTATTATTTACCTACCTCATCATTTTTTTCTATAGTAGACACACAAAGTAACACTACAATAGTAGATTTTGATTCTGGAGCAAAGATAAATACTGACTCGGTTGGTTCCTATATTGTATTGGATACAAATCCATTATATAAAGGAAGATTTTACACATTGAAATTTAAAGTTGTGTTTGGAGATTATACAAAAATCATACCAACCGACACTTTATTTAAGGTTAACTAAGTATGCTAGAGAATGTAATTCTTTTGACTACATCAAATCCCGATAGTGCAAGTATATCAAGGAAAGCACCAATATCATATACAGTAGCATACAGTGATATTAATGCAATACGAGAATTGTCTGCATCAATAAAATTATCTGGAGATGAAACATTTCAAGTAGTAACCATTCCAGTAGTTGATGAAGAACCAGCAAAGGGTACAGTATACTATACTCCTATTTATAAAGAAAAAATTAATTATAATGAATGGATTAACAAAATTAACAGAAACTTTAACGAATTAACGTAATGGCAAACCAAAATAACTTCCAAACAAACATAGAACAAGCATCACTTGGATACAAAAAATTTTCTGTATCCAGAGTGGTTGACTTGACACAAGATAATCTTGTTGAAACGGAAATACCCGCATATTTTCCGTCAGACTTGATTGGTGCAAACATTGAAATGGCACTATATAGTTTGGCAGACAACTCATTGATTTTTTCAGAAAACATAAATAATGAAACAACAGACCCTGCTATTAC